ATTATCATAGAAACCAAGGGACGATTTGTAGCAAACGATAGGCGTAAGCACAAAGAGATTGCAAAACAATTTCCTGAATTAGATATTAGATTTGTTTTTCAAAACAGTAGAGCAAAGCTATACAAGGGTGCTAAGTCTTCCTATGCAGACTGGTGTAAAAAGTATGGCTTTCAGTACGCAGAGAAAACAATTCCTGATGATTGGCTAAAAGAATAGATTGACCTGTCGAGGTTCTTCTATATAACTTGGAGGTTCCTGTGTTGTTTGAGGTTACGATGTTATTAGAGTTAGATCCTGACGCAAATTTTATTGCTTCAGATAGTACAAAGACAAGTCTTGAAGAAATAATTCGAGACACCATATATGATTTAGACGATGTTAAAATTATAGAAATAGATGCAAAGGAGAAATGATGTTAACAGGAAAAGACTTAGAAGACATGGGATATTTTGATGCCTTTCAACAACCAGATGATGTTAGTCTTGGTGACTATGCTGAGTGGGTGGAGGATAAAATGATAACATCTGGGGATAAAAGATTCCTGGAAAATACAATGGGCTTGATAGGAGAAACAGGAGAGTTCTTTGAAAAGCTAAAGAAACATAAGAGAGATGATACACCTCTAGACAAACATGGTATCACACTGGAGGCAGGGGATATGTTCTTTTACTTCATAGCTATACTAAATCTTTTAGATATAAAGCTTAATGATGTGGTAAAAGAAAATATGAAGAAGCTAGACAGTAGACAAAAGCGTGGAAAATTAAAAGGATCAGGAGACTACAGATGAATATACCAAATACAGAAATGGACTATGGACCAACGCAACAACTCTCAGAAGAGATACACGCCACGAAATATCGTGGTAAGGGAGAATCATTTAAAGAAGCAATGACTAGGGTTGCTGAAGCACTCAAAGATAATGAGCCACACTTCAATAACTTTAGAAACATTTTGTACAACCAACGCTTCCTTCCTGCAGGTAGGGTGCAGTCTGCAATGGGAGCACCAAGACGTGTTACTCCTTACAACTGCTTTGTCTCTGCTACGATAGAGGATAGCATGGATGGTATCATGGAAGCTGCAAGACGTGCAGCAGAAACAATGAGACTAGGTGGTGGCATTGGCTACGACTTTTCTACTCTACGTCCTCGTAATGCACTGATACGTTCTTTAGATAGTAGATCAAGTGGTCCTCTGTCTTTCATGGGAATCTTTGATGCTATCTGTGATACTATTTCTTCAGCAGGTCACAGGCGTGGAGCACAGATGGGTGTCCTAAGAGTAGATCATCCAGACATCGAACAATTTATTACAGCAAAGAACAACAAGGATAAGCTTACAAAGTTTAATATTTCTGTGGGTGTGACTGACGAGTTCATGCAAGCAGTCAAGGAAGACAAAGACTTTGATCTTAAGTTTGAGGATAGAGTTTACAAGACTGTAAGTGCGACTGCACTCTGGGATCAAATCTTACGCAGCACATGGGACTGGGCAGAACCAGGTATCCTCTTTATTGATCGTATTAATAAGAAGAATAATCTACAATACTGTGAAACTATTGCAGCTACAAACCCTTGTGGTGAGCAACCTCTTCCCCCTAATGGTGCATGTCTTCTAGGTTCTTTTAATCTGACTAAGTATGTCCTGGAGCATGATGGTAAGTACGTATTTAATATGAATCAACTACGTAATGACATACCACATGTGGTACGAGCAATGGACAACGTTGTAGATAGAGCAACCTACCCATTAAAGGAACAAGAAGAGGAAGCTAAGAGTAAACGTAGGATGGGTCTTGGTGTTACTGGTGTGGCAAATACTATTGAAGCACTAGGCTTTGAGTATGGTAGTGAACGTTTCATACAAACTCTTGAAGAGATAATGGGAGTGATTAGGGATGTTGCGTATACTACGTCTGTTGAGTTGGCTATGGAGAAAGGTCCATTTCCTTTATTTGATAAAGCTTATCTTGAGTCTGGTTTTACTAGGTCTTTACCTCCTCACATATTTGATCTCATTGGGGAGCATGGTATTCGTAATAGTCATCTTCTTTCTGTTGCACCAACAGGAACTATCAGTCTCTCAGCAGACAACATCTCTTCAGGTATTGAGCCAGTCTTTGCCTATCACACAGAAAGAATTATCCAAACCTTCGATGGACCCAAGGTTGAACGAGTAGAGGATTATGGATTCAGAGTGTTTGGAGTTAAAGGTAAGACAGCAGATGAACTATCTGTGTTCGATCATGTAAAAGTATTGAATGCTGCATCTCGCTTTGTTGACTCAGCCTGTTCTAAAACTTGTAACACAGGTGAAGAAGTTACATGGGAAGAGTTTAAGCAGGTATACATGGATGCTTATGATGGAGGTGCTTCTGGATGTACAACATTCAGAGCAGCAGGAAAACGATTTGGTATTCTTAATGCAGCACCCACTGAGGAAGTTACCCAAGAAGATGACATTGAGGATGCCCAGGACTTTGTAGACGAGGGTGGTGCTTGTTACTTTGATCCTGCTACAGGACTTCGCAAGTGTGAATGAGTATACCTCATGTAAGAAGAAGGATTGCTCCTAGATTTGGGAGCACTCCCTCACCCTGCATCAAAGTTTGTGAGATAGATGATGATGGTTTTTGCACAGGATGTAAAAGAACTATTGACGAAATAAGAAATTGGATGGTAATGTCTGACTACGAGCAGACAATGTTGCTTGCAGAACTCAAGTGGAGAAAAGATCATGGCTAAGATACAGATTGTAGGGGCAGCAGCCAACTCACATCAGCCTACAAAAAAGAAAACTTCTCAGTCAAAGAGGATCTCTTCAGTTAAATTTGGTTCTATGAATAAACATAAACGCAGGTCAACGAAACCATACAGAGGACAAGGCAAGTGAAATCTGAAATTAAAAAAAGAAATATGGCTCAAGGCAATGAAGCAGAGCAAGAGTTTATTAGACTAAGAGGTGATAATTTTATTCGTAAGGCTAACTTTGAAGAAGATGTTAACGAACACTGGGATATTCTTGATAAAGAATTTGGAAAGGTAGATGTTAAGTCTGGTAAGCGTAGGTCTCACAAAGGACCAGTGGACTACACAATCTGGTGGGAATTAAAAACAGTTAAGCGTCCACCTGATAATAAATCTCAACAGGGTTGGGGTGTACCTAATGGCATAGAACGAATGATAGCTGTTAGGTCTGAGGATTCTTATTATCTAATAGATCCTGAAGATATTATTGATGACCTAAGAACCAGGTGTTCCTACAAGAACAAGGGTAACTTCTGTTTGTACTCTCGCCCAGGGAGAGAAGACCTTATTACTATTCTTCCCCTGGACTACGTTAAAGAATATGCTAAACATGTGGTAGAAATATGACTGATAAACGAAAGCAGGTTGGTGGCACACACTATCAGAACTTAGCTATAGAACCTATTGATTATATCTTAGCCAATGAACTAGACTTCTGTGAAGGTAACGTTGTTAAGTATGTCTCTCGTTGGCGTACTAAGGGTGGCATCCAGGATCTAGAGAAAGCCATACAGAACATAGAGTTTTTAATAGAGAGGGCTGAAGAAGAGAATGAGTAAGCCCACAAAAAAGAAAACCCTTGAGCAAGAAGCCCAAGAGTTTATCAAAGAAGAGATTCCTAGTGATGATGTATCAACTAGGGATTACTTTGCAGGTGCAGCACTGTCAGGTTTACTGGCAGCATCTGGGAAGTATCTACGATCAGACGAGATCATTAATCAAGCATTCTGTTATTCCTGTCTGATGCTTGACTATAAAAAGAATAAAGATAAATCGTCTTAAACTAAACCCCCAGTTAATTCCTGGGGGTTTTTTTTATTGCCCTGGTGCTGCCTGTATAGATTCAACAATATGAAGCAAGGCTTGTCTTCTATTTAATTCGTCAAGAACATCTTCTGACTTAGCAAGAAACTCTTTACTAGTCTTTGATGAACCCTTTGATAGTTGTGCTGCAGCCTCATCAAAAATATCTGCTCCAAGTTCTTCTCTTTTTATTGCGTAGTTATTTCTTATGTAGCCTCGAACCATGTGCTTTGTTGAATCACTACCCTTTAAATCATCTATCTTTGCCTGAACATTTGCTTTACCTGTTTTTATTCTTTCATCTACAAATTCTTTTAAGAATTGAGCCTTCAAGTTTACATCATCTAACTCGTTATATGTCCTACCCTTACCTAACTTACCAAGCTTTGTGTTCTCTGCCCAGTACTCATACTCTTGAGGAAGTGTCTGAGATAATTCGTACCTTAACTGGTAATCTATTGACGCATTCTTTTCCCCATACGTTCTATAAAAATCATAGGGATCAATAGAAAGACGATTCATTTCCCTCTCAATCTCTGTCATGGGTGCGTTCTGTGCTACACCACTGATCTGTTTTAACAAAGGATTTATTTTTCCTATAGGTTGTGGGTTGAAGGGTGAGTAATAATTTATGTCTGTCTTACCATTAAAGCTTTGAGTATACTGAACATACTCTGAATCCATCAGAAACCTGGTTCCCTGTCCAATTATTGTTTGAAGGGTAGACTTCTCTCCATACAGACTTACATCGTCTGAATCTGCACCAACGCTTTCACCCTCAACATTTCTAATAAATGGAGTACCTGCCTTGTCATAATTAATTTGACCAAGAACATCTTTACCTATGATACCAGGGTACGTAAACGTTGCAGCAACATTGCCTAAAGATTTTTGAAATTCCTCTGTAAACTCACGATTGTAAATACTCTTCCCTAATTCCTCAACCAGTGTGAAGTCTGCACTAAAATCTGAGACACCACCAAGAACTGTACCTATCTCTCGTAATTTAGGTAAAGGCTTACCTGAAGCAAGTCTGTAAATTATATCTCCAATGTACATGTGTGCAATAACAAAGCCAACGTTAGGGGCTATGTCAGCCTCAGCACCTAGAGAAGTTTCAATTGACTTGTAGTCAACCTCTCCATCCTTCATAGCTGCAGCAGCAATACCTAAAGTAATCATAGAAACACCAGTCATGTTTCTGACTGTTCGATCTTGACCAGTTTTAACTGGGTCACTTCCTAATTTTCTTGCAATTTGATTTAAACCAGGCGTATAGTCAGCAATCATTTCTAAATGGTTTGCTACATAGCGAGGGAAGGGAACACCTAAAGCGCCAGATACAAGATAAGGAACTTTCCTATTTAATTTTACTGCAAACCTAGCAGCCTGACCAAATGCAGAATCATCGTCAACATAATTTCTTTGCATAGTAAATCTGTTAGCATCATCATAAGATTTACGAACTACACCATCTGGTAAGGAATCAAGGGAAGCTCCTGATTCAATAAATTGTTTTACTGTCATACCCTGGTCAGCTAGTTGTCTCTCCAGACTAGAGAAAAACATTGCCTCTTTAAAGAAGGTATCTGTTGCAGTGTTGAAAACGTTAACAGCCCTACCTGCTTTAGCAAAGTAACTCTGACTTTGAACTCCTACCTCTAAACGCATAGCATCATTAAAGACTGAAGAGTATGTCTCTGGCATTTCTCCTTTAAATATCTCTTTCAAAGCTCTGGCTTGTGCCTGGTTCCAAGTCATACCTCTGAGTGTCGATGTCATTTTAAGTAAAACATCACCTGGGTTTTTAACTATTTGTCCAGTTATTAAACCCCTGTTAAACTCATCCATAATATCTACACCTGCAAGAATACCAGTAGAGGTTACGTTTCTTACAGTCGTAGCCATTTGAGAAGTCATGAATGCAATACGCATTCCATCTGTGTCTCTGAGAAAATC